ATGTTCATGGATTACCTGTTTGTTCAGATTGTGCAAAAGGTATTATCCAAGTCGGTGTCAAGAGGATTGTTATGGATGGATCAATTCCAAATAGGTGGAAAGACTCTTGGCAATTAACACAAAAAATGTTTAACGAAGCAAATGTTAAATGGGAGTTAACCAATGTCAGCAACCCAAGAATGGATTAAAAAGCAGTATCAAAATGAGCGCGGCGTCGTAGGTGAAAATGTGGAATACACAAACATGCGATTAAGCAGAGAAGCTATGGATTTAAAAGAAAGGGTTAAGAAACTAGAAACTGACATGGCATTTTTAATAAAAGAAAAAAATGAAGAATAAAATCCTAATCATTGGACATAGTCCAGCCAAAAAGAATATACTTAAGTCTCCTACTATGAAAAGACTTCATAGGTGGATGGATGAATGTGGTATCGATTTCTATGGCTTTACTAATCTTTGTTATGAACCTAAGGCGAAGCTAAAGGAAGAAGATATCTTTTTGACTGATATGTCTGGTCACAGGATTATAGCATTGGGAGGATTCGTTTCCAAATATTTAAATAAATTGGGTGTGGAGCACTTTGCTGCTCCGCATCCATCACCATTAAATAGAAACTTAAATAATAAATCATTTGAAAATAAAATTATTAATGAATTAAAGGTTTACATTGACCCGACATTGTGATATAATTACTATTATTTGGAGAAGAATATGAAAGTCGGTATTACCGGATCAAAGGGATTTATTGGATCCTATCTAACAAAAGCTCTTTTAAATTCTGGATATACTATTTCAGAATGGGATCTTAAAGATGGAAGGGATATTAAAGATTTCTCTGTATCGGGATTAGATTATGTTGTACATCTTGCTGCATATGCAAATGTACGTCAGTCTATTAAAGATCCGCAAAAATACTGGATTAATAATGTAGAATATACCACTGAGATCCAAAAACAGTGCCATTATAATCAGGTACCTCTTTTATATGCATCTTCATCTTGTATCCACCGGTGGTGGTTATCCCCATATGGTACTACTAAAAAAGTAAATGAAGAAACAGCATTTCCAAATCAAGTAGCACTTAGATTTACTACCGTATATGGTGATGGTGCACGAGATACTATGCTTATTCCTAAATTATTGGACGGATCAGTAACGTATTTAACTAATCATATCAGAGATTTTGTACATGTCGATGATGTGATAGATGCTATATTAATATTAATGAGACAAGATATAAGATTGAAACGTGCTTATGATATTGGTACCGGTACCGGTGTATTAGTATCTGATTTAGGACCTATTGCTGGATATTCAGATTTAACTATTAAAGATGGAGATCCATGTGAAGCCCTAGATAATACAGCAGATAATTCTTCTATGAAAGATCTTGGTTGGGAGCCAAAATATGATGTAGAAAAATATGTACACGTAAAAACTTCAGGAGAGAATATATGAGTATTATGGATAAACTCAAAAAGAATAGTAAGGTCAAAGAAACTTCTATTCTTTCAGAGTCTAAATTTTTTAATGAAAAAGATATGGTTACTACAGACGTTCCTATGATTAACGTTGCCCTATCTGGTTCCGTGGATGGCGGACTTGCACCAGGACTTACAGTATTAGCTGGTCCATCCAAACACTTCAAGACCTCCTTTGGTCTAATTATGGCATCGGCGTATTTAAAAAAGTATGCTGATGCCGTACTACTTTTTTACGATTCAGAGTTTGGTTCTCCACAGTCATATTTCGAACAATTTGATATTGATACCTCTCGTGTTCTTCATACACCAATTACCAATGTAGAAGAATTAAAGTTTGATTTGATTGGTCAACTAGAAGAACTTGATCGTAAAGATAAAGTCGTTATTGTTATTGATTCTATTGGTAACCTTGCATCAAAGAAAGAAATGGAAGATGCTATCAATGAAAAATCAGTTGCAGATATGTCAAGAGCAAAAGCCCTAAAAGGTTTGTTCCGCATGACTACACCTTATTTGAATATGAAAGATATTCCTCTTATTGCAGTTAATCATACATATCAAGAGATGGGTCTATTCCCGAAAGCTATTGTATCTGGTGGAACTGGTATATACTATTCAGCAGATAATATCTGGATCCTAGGTCGTCAACAAGATAAAGTTGGTACCGAAATTAAAGGATACCACTTTGTAATTAATGTGGAGAAATCACGTTATGTTAGGGAAAAGTCGAAGATTCCTATTTCGGTGTCTTGGGAAGGTGGAGTACAAAAGTGGTCTGGCTTGCTTGACGTTGCTCTCGAAGGTAAATATGTTGCTAAGCCATCTAATGGCTGGTATTGCAGGGTTAGCCGGGAGACTGGTGAATTACTTGAGCCAAAAGTACGAGAAAAACAAACACTAGAAGAAGAATTCTGGTTACCTATTTTAGAAGAAACCGATTTTAAAGACTTTCTTAACAAAAAATATTCTATTGGTGGGATGGTGATTGAAAATGAATGCTGAATGGGGTGTTGACTATGAAATGGTCCCCATGCCTGAGCACAATCAAGCATGGGCTATTCGAATACTAAAGGGACAATTTGTAGAGACTGTAATTGAATTTAATAATATTACTTTTAATAAAGTCGAAAAAGGAGTTCTTAATTTTAGTTTTAATATTGTATCTTCTCCGGATGCAAATTTGACAACAGAAAATGTCGATTTGCAGGATAAGGCTGGTGATATACTACAATCTGTATGTGCCGAAGGAATAAAAAATGATTCACTACAGATAATAGAAATAGAGAAAGATGAATAAAAATGGCATTAACATCAGATATTGATCGTATTATTATGCTAATGGAAGAGATAGCATATGCAGAATCGCAGCTTCAACCTCATGATACAGGTCACATTAATACTGCAATCAGTTGGATGCAAAAAAGAGTAAACGAAATCAAGGACAAATCTAAAAATGAAAATTCTAGTTATGGGCCTCCCGGGCGCAGGTAAAACCTGGCTATCAGAAAGACTACAAAAATATTTAGGATCAGCATGGTATAATGCTGATAAAGTTCGCGAGATGGCGAATGATTGGGACTTCTCTCCTGAAGGTAGGGTAAGACAGGCAAATCGAATGAAGACATTCGCTGACTATGAAAAATCTCATGGTCGATATGTCATCTGCGATTTTGTCTGTCCTACTCGACAAACAAGAGACGCCTTTAATCCAGATCTAGTCATTTGGTTAAATACTATCGAAGAAGGAAGGTTTGAAGATACAAATAATATGTTTGAAAAACCTGAACTAGTTGATTGGGTAGTAGAAGGATTCTTATCCGATAAAGAAATCGAAGAAATCGCTACAGAAATAAAGGGTTACGGTGTATAAAATGGCTGATATTATTATTAAAGAATTCGACTGGAAAAATCCAACAGTACAGATGCTTGGGCGTTGGCAACCATGGCATGATGGTCATTCAGAACTATTTAAAAGATGCCATGCTATGACTGGACAAGTAGCTATTATGATCCGTACAGTACCAGAGTCACGCGAAGCAAATTCACGTGTTCCCGGTCAAGATGATAATCCATTTGATATTAAAACTGTAAAAGAGAATATTCGTTTGGGATTAAAAAAAGAAGGGTTTACAGAAGACGAAGATTACGTTATAATGATCGTACCAAACATCGTTGACATTGGATATGGACGTGGTGTTGGGTATACATTTACAGAACACGATCTTGGAAAAGAAGTACATTCTATTTCAGCTACTAAGATTCGTGAACAGATGAGGGAAGAAGGTAAACTTGCAAAAAAACATTGAACAGACTATCCTTCGTAATCTTTTAACAGATGAAAATTATATGCGGAAAGTTCTTCCGTTTATAAAGCCAGATTACTTTGAAGGTGTCTATCGTATATTATTTAGAGAAGCCGGTAAGTTTGTTGGAAAGTATAATAAACTTCCAACTTCGGAATCGTTTATTATTGAGCTTGATCAATCTGATAAACTTACTGGTGAACAGTATTCCTTAGCGAATGATATTATTCCACATCTTTTTTCTAAAGAAGAAATTGATGAAAATTGGCTATTAGATACAACTGAAAAATGGTGTCAAGATAGGGCAATCTATAATGCTATTATGGAATCAATTACTATTATTGATGGCAAGCATGATTCTCTAACAAAAAATGCTTTACCTGATCTTTTACAAAAAGCATTAGGTGTTGGGTTTGATACTAATATTGGTCACGATTACGTTGAAAACGCAGAGCAAAGATATGAATTTTATCATACAGAAGAAGATAGGATTCCATTTGATCTCGATTATTTTAATAAGATTACAAAGGGTGGTGTACCGAATAAGACACTTAACATTGCCCTTGCAGGTACTGGCGTTGGCAAGTCTCTATTCATGTGTCATGTTGCTGCTAGTGCTTTGGTAGAAGGCAAAAATGCTTTATATATTACAATGGAAATGGCAGAAGAACGTATTGCAGAACGTATCGATGCAAATCTATTGAATATTCCTATTGATCAATTATCGAATGTTTCAAAAACGGATTTTACACAAAAGGTTGCAAATCTTGCTAAGAAGACAACAGGTAAGCTAATCGTAAAAGAATATCCTACAGGATCAGCACATTCAGGTCATTTCCGTGCACTCTTAAATGAATTAAAACTAAAGAAACAATTTGAACCAGATATTATCTTTATTGATTATTTAAATATCTGTGCTTCATCTCGAATGAAAGGAATGGGTGGTGCAATTAACTCATACTCGTACATTAAGGCAATTGCTGAAGAGCTACGTGGTCTTGCGGTCGAATTCGACGTACCGATCTTCTCTGCAACGCAAACGACTCGTTCTGGTTATTCTAACTCAGATGTTGGGCTTGAAGATACGTCCGAGTCTTTTGGATTACCCGCTACCGCTGATTTGATGTTTGCTCTTATTTCAACTGAAGAATTAGAACAAATGGGTCAAATAGCTGTAAAACAATTAAAAAATAGATATAATGATCCGACACTTCATAAGAGATTCGTTCTTGGTGTAGATCGTTCTAAGATGCGTCTTTATGATGTTGATGAAAATGAACAGAATCTAACAGATGATACACCAGTCTTTGATAGCACAGAAGCAGGACAAAGATTTAAGGATTTTAAGCTATGAAATATAAAAATTATGAATTAACTACCTATTGGGGTGATGAAGAATATCATGATAGAAAAGCAAACGTTATGCGAAATAATAAAGGATTCTATGTAGAATTATATAAAGGGGAAGAACTAATTGAAGTTCGAACCTTATATGATCATAGTGAAATCTACGCAGAAAATGCTGCAGAAAACTATGTGATAGGAATTTTAAATCCATGAGTGATCATAAGATTCTTTTTATTACAGACTTGATTGATCAAAGACTTCGCAAGGAGAAGGAAATCGAGTACTATGAAAAGGAACTTGAAGAGATTACAAAAAGGCTTTTCTTTTTAAAAAAGGAAAAAGATCTAACAGAACTAATCATAAACATTATTCAAAACGAAAAAGTAATTGACGTTCGTGAAAACCTTTATGATAGAATAGGACAAAATAATGACAGTCAAACTGATTAGTTATTCAAAGGGAGAGAAAGATGAAAGTCTCCAGGACATCATTGCGTATACAGCCCGTGTCTCGAATCCGTCCAACCAAGACAATACCGAAACGTCAGAAAGATTATTACGATATCTCATCCGAGAAAAACACTGGTCACCATTTGAAATGGTTAGCGCTTGCTTGGAAGTAACTACTACTCGTGATATTGCTCGTCAACTATTACGACATAGATCATTTTCATTCCAAGAGTTTTCTCAGCGATATGCAGACCCTACACAAGATCTGAATTTTGTTATGAGACAAGCAAGACTTCAGGATACAAAAAATAGACAAAATAGTATTGAACTATCCGATATGATGGATAGTGATGAAAGAATTGATTTAGAATTAAATTGGTATAAAGAACAGGCGGAAGTATTAAATGCAGCAAGAAAATCATATGAATGGGCAATCGAAAAGGGTATTGCTAAGGAACAAGCTCGCTCGGTTTTACCGGAAGGTATCATGGAATCTCGACTCTATGTTAACGGTACCATTAGGTCCTGGATCCACTATGTCGACCTACGCTCTGGAAATGGAACGCAAAAAGAACATATTGAATTAGCTCGCGCATGCTCGGCCGCGCTCGAACCAGTCTTTCCAATGATTAAGGAATTTTGCCATTAAATATCTAGTTCTAATACTTTGTTTAGCTTCTACTGCTTCGTACGCAGAAGGTCAAACCTATACTGGTAGCGAAGATAAAACCCACTGTACCTTGTGGAATACGAATCCTTTACGATGGCCACAGACTATTTTAGGTCTAGAACCTATGGAATGTAGGCGTAAAGCAGTTCCACCTACTACAAATAATACTATTAATTGTAGATTAAAAAGACAATATATTGATCCTGAATCTGATGAGCGTATGTGCATATACGAGAGAGGAGCAACAGGACAGGGTGATCTTACAGTAGCTATGGATAAGTATTTTCATTGTCCTAGAACTCAAATGTGCACACAGAGTCCTGGATCTGATACTACATTAGATTAAAAATAATTCAAATTAATTTAATTTAGGGGGTTTACAATCCTTTTTTCTTATGGTATAATAGTAAGAATAATTAGGAAGAGGAGATTATATTATGTCAAAGATGGCTTCAAATGCAAAGTTCAAGCAGTTCGTTGTAAACCTAAATGTAGAGGATCAGCACACTGTAATTGAGCGTCAGAGCCGTTTGCTTCCTGCATTTATTATGCAAGAGGTTTCCACCACCAATAATCCTAAAGTTATTCGCAAATTAGAAAGTC